GGTAAAATGTCAGACAAAGCGCTTTGGGATAAAACGCACTCAAAAATACACATTTTGTGGGTAGCGCTATGACTGCAAGTTTTGTCCTCACCTATGACAGCCTGATCTCGACTATCGAACAGTATCTTGAGCGTAATGACGCCGCTGTTGTCGATCAAATCCCCACATTTATTACACTTGCCGAGTTCGAGATTGCTCAGCAGATCAAGACGCTTGGTCAGATTGAGGTCGCCCAAGGTGTTATGTCTGTTGGGAACCCCATCATCCAGAAGCCTGCTCGGTGGCGCAAGACTGTGTCGATGTCAGTTACCTCTGGTGGTGAGAAGACACCCGTCTTCCTACGCAAGTATGAGTATTTGACCAATTACAACGCCGAAAGCCCAAGCGGATTGCCACTGTATTACGGCGACTACGACTACGACAACTGGTATGTCGCCCCGATCCCTGATCAGGCGTATGCGTTTGAGGTGCTTATTTATCAGCGATTGCAGCCCCTGTCGACGGCAAATCAGACGAACTGGATCACGAACAACGCACCGAATGCGATGTTATTTGGCGCTCTACTTCAGGCGGTGATTTACCTGAAGGACGACGCTCGTCAGATATTCCAACAAAAATACGACATGGCGATGCAGGCGCTCAAGGCTGAAGATGTTACCCGTGTCGGTGATCGCTCAGCGATTGCTGTGGATTCCTAGAGGCAACCATGACCAATACTTACGTCAACCCAATAACAGGTCAAACCATCAATCCGAGTCAGATCGGATACGAAGAGCTGACAATCTCCACGAACACAGCGCTTGACTGGCCCATTAACGGAACGGTCAATCAGTATGTTGTGGCATCGATCATCCAGATTACAGCGACCGTTGCTTCTTTAAATGTCGCACTTCCGTCTGCACTTCAAGTTAGTACAGGGCAGAGCGTACTGATTCAGAACGTCGGTTCAAACACATTTACTGTTACAGACATCTCTGGCAATACGATTGCTTCGGTCGCATCTGGCGTTGCTGAATACATCTTCTTGACAGATAACTCTACGAATAACGGTACATGGTCTACTGTTACCTTTGGCGCTGGAACATCCTCGGCAAATGCATCCGCATTGGCAGGTTATGGGCTGTTAGCCATTGGCACGCAACTTAATCAAGAATATGAAGAGAGCGCATTATCCGTCAGCACAGCATTAACTAGCGCCAACCGCGCTCAGTTTTTTGTGTGGACGGGTGGTGTTGGTGCATTCACTATGCCTGTATCATCGACCGCAGGAAATGGTTGGTTTGTAATGGTGCGTAATGGCGGCTCTGGCGTATTGACACTCACGCCAAGTGGCGCCGATACGATTGACACGCTTGCCACGCAACAGCTTCAGCCCACGGAGTCTCTCGTTCTCGTCTCTAATGGCGTAGACGGTTACAGCACCTTTGCGTATGGGCGTAGCAATACGTTTGCTTACACGCAGCTTGCAAAGACTGTGACAGGCGGAACTGTAACCTTGACGGCAGTAGAGTATGCCAATGTGGTTCAGGAATACATAGGTGCGCTTACATCTAATCAGATCGTTGTTTTGCCTTCAACTGTGCAGATTTATTACCTGCGAAATCAGACCACGGGAACATTCTCCCTGACATTTCAGACCAGTGTTGTCGGTGGTGGGACGATCAGCGTTCCGCAAGGTCAGACTTTGTCGATTATATGCGATGGCACAAACGTGTATAACTCCTCGTCTGCAGCAGGTGGAACGCTCTCTAACCTTGCGCTTACGCTCGGTCAAGGTTCCGCCGCATCACCTGCATTAAACTTTACTGGCAACATAAACACAGGTATCTATCAGCCCACTAGTAATCAAGTGGCAATGTCGCTTAATGGCTCTAATGCGCTGACACTGACCACGGCTGGATTATTCGTCCCAGCAGGCATATCTGGAGGCACATTCTGATATGACAGCCAAGGTCATCTCGTTAAACATAAAGCCCGGCATTCAGCGTGATGGTACGCAGTTTGATGCGCCTGTTTATGTTGATGGTAGGTGGGTGCGCTTTCAGCGTGGTCGTCCTCGTAAGGTAGGCGGCTATCGTGGCATATTTCAAAATGCGTCAGGCATCAGCCGAGGGATGATTAGTAGCTCTGAAGACGGACTAAATTACGTCTATTCTGGCTACAGCGCAGGGTTGCAGCAATGGGTCACAGACAATGATAACGGCGTGGGCTCAGGTCCAACCAACCTTTCATTAAGTAACTTCACAGCGAACGATAACAATCTCTGGCAGATGGATATTGGTTTTGATGCCTCAGGCTCTGGAAATCAAACAATCGTTGCGCACCCGGGGCTTAATCTCACCAATATCGACAATACGCAAAACACGCCTGTTCTAATCGGCGACTTCCCGACTGGTGCGATGAGTCAGGTCGGCGTGTTCACGGCGGCAGGCACGATGGTGGTTGGCCCTCCAAGCGTATTCACGATTGCTTCTATCAACGCATTGATCGCTATCGGTCAGACGGTCTCAGGCACTGGCATCACCGCTGGCACGACGGTGACAAATGTGGCTATTGGTTCAAGCACAACGACCGTGACTATCTCCACGACCGCTTCAACGGCGGGTGCATTGACGCTTACATTCAACAACAACATCAGCGTGTCTGGTGGCTGTGTAATGCTTCACCCGTACCTGTTTGTTTATGGGAACGATGGTCTGATTAAGAACTGCTCTGCTGGAAACTTTCAAGACTGGGTATCTGCGGATTCAAATGAGAACACGGTATCTGCAGGCAAGGTTGTCAAAGGATTGCCAGTGCGAGGCGGCACGACTTCTCCCTCGGGGATTTTCTGGTCGCTTGATTCTGTGATCCGCGTCAGTTACGCCCCGCAAACGGTAGGCACAAGCACGATCTACTGGCGTTATGACATAGTTACGAGCCAGAGTTCTATCCTGTCTTCATCATCGGTCATTGAGTACGACGGCATCTTCTACTGGTGCGGCGTCGATCGCTTTCTTATGTACAACGGTGTGGTGCAAGAATTGGCTAACACCATGAACACCAATCACTTCTTTGACAATCTTAATTACGCACAGCGCCAGAAGGTGTGGGCGTCCAAGGTTCCTCGTTGGGGCGAAATTTGGTGGTTCTACCCTCGTGGTGACGCAACGGAATGTACGGACGCAATTATTTATAACGTGCGTGAGAAGGTATGGTACGACGCAGGTGAGGCTCTTGGTGCTAATCGTTCTGCTGGCGTGTTTTCTGAAGTATTTCGCAAGCCAATTTGGGCTGGCAATGAAGAAAATAATTTTAATACCTACACTTTGTGGCAACACGAGTCAGGCACAAACCTAGTGAACTTAAGCCAAGAAACAGCAATTCAGAGTTACTTCGAGACAGATAGTCTAGGCTGGGTGAACGGCGGACCGAATCAGAATGACCCAATCGGCATGAACAACTGGATCAGGCTTGAGCGAGTGGAGCCTGACTTTGTTCAGTCAGAACAGATGAATCTATATGTCACAGGCAAGGGCTACGCAAGCGATGAGGATGTTGTAACGGGTCCGTACACCTTCGAGCCTGACACACTAAAGATCGACATGCGTGAGCAGCGGCGTGAGATGCGTCTACGGTTTGAGAGCAATATCGTGAATGGTAACTACGAGTGTGGTCTGAACCTGTTGTCCGCAGATGTTGGTGACATGAGAAGCACTGGGAACCCATAAAGTGACAACCTACGATCCTCGCGGACAGACTTGGGACTCATGGTGCGCCTTAATGGCTGAGCTATTTGCAGTCCAAGAGTTGGGTACGATGCCTGAGAATCGCTGGCATGAGTGGGGCGATGCTATGGCTGGGATTGGTTATTTTATGAGTTCTGGAGTCCCTGACACTCGTGCATTTGAGCGGTGGGAAGATTGGGCGGCATCGCTCGTTGGTATTATGAGCATCGAGAGATAATTATGGCAGACAGCGGGTACGAGGAGTATGAGTCAAACCAAGGTACTTGGGTCGGCAGTGGTGACTCTGGTGGCTGGTGGGAGCCTAATCCTGTCGTTGATCCGATTACTAATCCGACTTTGCCAGCTATTGCCGCGCCAGCGCCTGCTGTTGTCGAGCCTGTTGCCCCACTCTCTGCTGTATCAGCCGCATACGCCCCACAAGCACAGACAAACTCACCATACCGTATCGAAACAAGGGGCGGTGGTGGCGGCGGTGATTCTGGTGGTAGCGCTGAAGAAACTGTATTGGTAGACCAGAGCGGTAATGTTTTATCTACTGTACAGCTAGGTGATGACGGTAAATACAGTTCCATTCTTGGTGGCAGCGGTGATTCAGGATCGAGCTATGGTGGCGGAGCTTTTACATTAGAAGACATCATCAAGCAGTCTGAGTCCGAAAAAGATGTTGCGTTCGGCACGGGTAGAGGTCAGGCTGTTGGGTATGCTTACGAACTAAAAAATGAAGATGGTGAGCCATACCAACGCTACGACGCTCAAGGAAACCTGACGGAGTTTTTGAACCGCGTGACGGGCGAGTGGAACAAGGCAAGCGATGTAAAGCCTATTGGGACAGTGTTTGACCCGACGCAGGGCAAGATGGTCACGCAGTACCAATATGGTGACAATAAATTCATCACCGTGCCAGACGCCCCAATGGGAACTTCATACGCCCCAGTCTTGGAAGCCTTCAGCAAAGATACTAGCGGTATGCTCGGTGAGGGTGGTTGGTCAAAGGTTGGTGCGCTGGTTGCTGTAGCATTAAGCGCAGGTATTGCGGGCGGTGCGTTGTCTGGAATTGGATTAGGCACGGCTCCCGGCACATTGAGCGCGGCACAGGCTGCTACTCTTCTTGGTGGAACTGAAGCGCTGACACTAGGTGCGGTAGGAACATCAGCGGCACAAGGAGCCTTAGCGGGCGTTGCCATCTCTGGCGCTCAGGGCGCTTCTCCTGCCGAAATGTTAAAGGCTGGTCTTATTGGTGGTATAGCGGCTGGTGGCGGCTCTGCAATCAATCTAGGTGGTCTTGGCACTGTTGGCGGAATTGCGGCTCGTACAGGCTTGCAGACTGGGTTGACCGCAATTTCTGGTGGTAATGTTGAGCAGGCATTGGTTTCAGGACTTATCTCAAGCACGCTCCCAATAGTTATTGGTGAGGTGTTGCCTTCTGACACGATGAGCGTCATTAAGGACTTGCCAAAGCCAATCCAAAACATAATCATGAGCACCGCAAGCAGTGTGTTGAAGGCTGGATTTAATGGTCAAGACCTCTCTGATGCGGCAGTAAGCGGTGTCACCAACGGCATGATCAGCCTTGGTAAAGATTTTGCTAAGGGTGCATTCAATAGCCTGTCAGAGTCAGAGTTAGCCACAACGATTAAAGATTACTTCAAACCAAGCACGACAGCGGGTGGCTTTGTTGGTGAGTATCAGGATGCGGCTCCGTATGATCCTAATCTGGCATTGGATCAGGTTATTCAGAACCTTCCACAGACAAATACAACAGTAAGCGCCGCTGATCCATACTCGCAAGACAGCGTCATGGCGGCTCTCACAGAGGGCTACCAGAACGCTCCGAGCACAACAGGTCTTCCTCAGTATGCAAGCGCCATTACAAGTGATGCAAACCAGCCAAGTTATGGCGGTGATCGCTACGGTGCGGCTGACACGGAAAGCCCCGGCGGTGGGGAGTTGAGCCTACAAGAAGATGAACCACCTGCTGCCGCAGCGTTAGAAAACGCATATCGGCAAGACGAAGAAACATTACGGGTTTATAACCAAGTCCGTGCAGAAAATGGCTTGCCTCCTTTAACAATAGACGACGCTGATTTTCTTAATACAATTAACAGAATAAACGACAGGCTACTTGCTCAACAAAATATAAACAATATCATCGCTGATACAGTCCCTCGTGCAGGAACATACAACCCTGATGCTCCGATTGAGTCACCGTTTCAGCCACGGCTTCCAGCGAGCGAATATGACCCTGCAATCAAGGCGCTTGAGGACGCAGGCTTAAAAGTCTCTTACAAGACACTAGATGAATTTACACAAGACCCCGGAGCGCTTGTTGATGCGGTGTATCCTGCTTTAGCGGGGCGTCAGCCAACAGAGCAAGAGCGCACTAACTTTATAGATCAATACTCAAATAGCGCCACAGCGTCTCCGCAAGACTTATTAAAAGACATCTACGATAAAGTACAACTAGACAAGCAATTAATTGTTTATCTTGATCAGTCAACATCCACTCCAGTCACGCCTGCTCCACCATTGACCTCAATAGCCGAGTCAAACAAGGTTGAGCCTGAAAAGGTCGATCCTGACAAAGCGCAAAATGTCAATGCGCCAAAAGGCGGAAGCGGCACACAGGGCGGCTCTTTGGCTGGAGATCAAGGGCGAGTCGGTGCAGCAAACCCTGCATCCTCTATCGAAGAGCAGAAGTATCAAGCCATCGCCAGTGAGTCTCAAAGCGTGGTCTCATTTGCGGCAGAGTCTGGGTTAATTGATCCAGTCGATATTCCGATCGTGACATCTAACCTCACGAATAGTTCGAGCATTCTTGGTGTCTCACCTGCTGACGCAGTGCAACAAGGTTTGGTGCAAAACAACGGCACGCTAAGCGATCAGGGCGTTGAGGCGGTGGCAAATGCCACTGGATTGACCAAACCACAGGTTATAGCGCTTGAGCAAGGGTCAAGCACGATTGAGCAAGGCTCTGGGTCATCTTTAACAGGTGAAGGGGCGGGCGGAGCTAAAGGCACTGGTACGGGTGTTGCTGGCGACCAAGGCTTGGGTGGCACATCTGGGACGAATGTCGGTGGAACGGGAACGGGTGTAGGCACTGGCGTAGGCAGTGGAGAGGGCAGCGGAACAGGAACATTACCTTCTTTGCCGTCTTCGTATGGCGCTTCTCGTCTTACATTGAACCCACAGTTTCCGGGTGCGCTCCCCGGAAGTTTAGAAGGTACATATTTAAAAGGTGCAGATGTGGAAGCATACGATCCGTTTGAAAACTACAATATCTATCAGCAAATAGCCCCCGTGCGTGCGGCTCAGGGCGGAAGCCCGCTACAGCTTGCTCAGTTACAGCAGGGTATTTACGGCGTCGATCCACGGCAATACAGCGTGATTCAGAATCGACCAGCACCGAGTTACTTCACTTACGGCAAGGACACATCGCAGAATGCCCCGACTGTTTTTGCGGGTAGTCAACTTACGGGCAAGCCTCGACCAAACATTCCAGTCACCCCTACAGGCAATATCGGTGCAAACGATTGGATGTACGGCGCTGCAGGATCGAATCAGCTATCGCCAGCGGGCGCATCCATCCCAACGCTTCCGAGTGGGATGATGGCAGATGGTGGCATGGCGCACGGTGGGATGGACGAGGACGAGCACATCCCTGAGTTCATCACGGGATTGACTGGGCATTATGTCAAGGGTCGTGGTGATGGTCAGTCAGATGACATCCCTGCGATGTTGGCAGACGGTGAGTATGTTTTTGACGCAGAAACCGTGGCACAGTTAGGTAATGGATCAAGTGACGCAGGAGCTGAAGTTCTTGATAAAATGCGTGAAGCGATTAGGCGTCATAAGCGATCTGCCCCGTTAGATGAAATACCCCCAAAATCCAAATCTCCGCTTGAGTATCTTGCAGAGACTACACAAGGCAAAAGGACTTAATCATGGCTTCATTGACTCAGGGCGATCCACTAGCAAATATCACGACCACTCAGTCTCAGACCACGACTGCGCCGACTTTTTACACTGACTATCTTACTAACTTAGCAACCAACGCTACTAACGCAGGTGCAAACGCACAGTTCGTCGGCGCAACAGATTTGCAAAACAAGGCGTATGACTTAACCGCCTCTAATGTTGGCAATTATCAGCCAAACTTAAATGCCGCCAATGCGCTGACGATGAACTCGGCGACGACAGCCGCTCCGAGCATGGTCAATCAGTACATGAACCCGTACATGAGTTCTGTGGTTGATGAGGCTGGAAGACTTGGATTGCAAAACATCCGCAACACTATCTCTCCTCAATCGACGGCAGGTGCTGTTGGTTCTGGTCAATTTGGCTCGACTCGTGGCGCTAATGTGTTGGGTCAGAACATCACGGGCGCTTTGCAGACACTTGGTGGTCAGCAACAAGGTCTGCTTGCAAGTGGTTACAAGGACGCTATTACAGCGGCTCAGGCGGATTTGGCTCGCCAGATGACAGGCGGCGCACAGATGGGGGCGTTAGGTAAATCAACACCTTGTCGACTATGGGCGCACAGCAGCAGCAGATTGAGCAGAATGAACAGTTGTTCCCACTGCAGATCGCTGAGAAGCAGGCTGCGTTGATGAAGGGTTATACGATCCCAACATCGGTGTCATCGTCTTACACAGGGCCGATCCCCGGAGCGTACTCAACATCGCCTCTTGCAATGATGAGTTCGTTAGGTTCTGGACTCACGGGACTCTTCACGCCGGGCGCAGGCGGCGTAGCACCAATAACAGGATTTACGGATTGGCTCAAGACTTTTGGTGGTGGTGGATTAGACCCAGATATTGATTATAGTTACAACCCCGGACCTTAAATTGATGTTATGCGCAGAAAAATAATTGGAATGAAGGAATAAATCATGGTCACAAAAGTTGATGGCATTCCAGCATCAGGCGCACTGCCTCCTCTCCCAACTGGTTTGAGTTTGGCTGATCCTGATGAAAAGGCGAAGTACAACGAGTCTATTCAAAAGGTTCTTGAGGCGTTCGAGAACCGCTCGCAAATCCCTTGGTTCAAGATGGCTGCGGCGTTCGCTGATCCCGGTCGCACTGGAACATTTGGAGAGTCGTTTGGCAAGGCTATGGGTACGATTGGTCAGGCGCAAGAAGAGGATCGTGCTCGTGCTCTTCCTATCGCTCAGATGCGTGCTCAGCTTGCAGGTCAGCAGTATGAGATGAGCAAAGAAGAGAAGGCGCTCAATGCGTTTGCTGCTGCTCTAGGCACGACACCACAGAATTTGCAGGCTGGTATGGCAGGTGCTGCTAATAACCCAGCAATGATGCAGCGACTCAACGCAGCAATGCCAATGTTTTACGGCTCTCCAAAAATTATGGAGATGGCAAAGACATTGTTTGGGCAGCACAAGGATATTGCTCAGTTCTTGCTTGAAGAACGCAAGGCTGGCATGACAGAAGCAGACTTGGTTGCCAAGTACGGAAATGAAATTATTCCGATGATTCGTGGTTACGGTAACGTACAGGGAACGGGTGCTCCACGCCCTCCAGCAGGAGCTCCACAAGCTGGCGCACCACAGGCAGGCGGACAAACAACGCAACAACCTGAACCAGAGTTGACTCCAGATCAACTTGCAAATAGACCCGCAATAGTGGAGCCTGAGACTGTTATAGATAGATCGGTTGGGACGGTTCCTCCTAGCGCAAGAGAGGGTGCTCCTGCGCCTATCAGAACAGCAACTGAAGCTTTAGGCGCACCAAAGATTGAGGCAGATCGTGTTATTTCGCCTACTGGTGAAATCTTGGCTGAGCGTGGTGTTTCGAGCATTGCCGATTGGTCAAAAATGAAAGAGGCAGCGCTTGCTGATTACAACAAACGCAAAGCAGAAGACATCAAGTTTGAGCGTGATCAGATTAATAACGCCAGCAAAGAGCGTTCAGAGAGCTTTGCCCCACGGATCAAAGAAGTTGGATCAATCAATCCTGATGAAGTCCTGAAAACTCAAGGTCTGTACGATTCGCTTGATAACATTGTCAATAGCGACCCACGAGTCAAGCAGGCATTTGGATTACTGATGAAGCAAGGTGCTGGCGCAGCGATGTATGAGCTGGCAAAGAATGGAGTCAGAATCAATAACTTTGGTATCGGTGTTGATGCTTACCCAGCCTTTGTGAAGGGTCAACCGCCAGAGGTGCAGGAAAAGCTGCGTCAGGCAGACATGATCCTGTCCACCATCTTTATTCAGAAAGCTAAAGATG